ATCAGTGGTTTTACTTTCTAATCCTACGTGTGACATAAACGAACTAAAAACACGCTCTGAATTAGTAACAACCGCATAATTAGTGTCGTTCATTGATGTTGTAAAATTTATGGTGTAATCGCCAGTCCCATTATCGGTAATGCTAGAAACATTAAACCCATCATCAATGGTTGTATCAGATCCACTAAAAGTAACCCACGCTTTAACAGTTACATCGTTTAAATTATTAAGGTTGTTATCCATATCAACATGAGATAGTGCCGTACCTTTGCCGCTTCTTGTTACTATTGTTGCCATATATACCTCTAAATTAAATAAGTTCCAGATGAGTCTTTGTAATGGGTTTCGCAGTATTCTCTTGACGTAATTTGAATTATTCCACTCTGGTCTGTTTCAACGCTTAATATTACAAATTTACGTGTTCTATCTAGCAAATCATGGTCAATAGCTATTACATCGCCCACTTCTAAATGTGCGTTCTTTACTGTTGTTGCTAATGATAAAGACAATGGAGTTTGATTAATCCTATCACCGCTAGAATTTTCAGTATATCGCATTGAATTTAGTGTAATTTCAGCTAATACTTCTGCTTGTGCAGTATTGGTACACCCTTTAACATCTATAACCTTTTCTATCACTTGACCATCCAGATCTTGTAAATCAAGACTTTCTATTGTTGCTTGTGCTGGTAGCCATTCATCATCGGGGTTTATGTACTTACATATTATTTTATTCGCAATATCAGCAGAGCCAGACATGGCTATTGATAATGAGTTATTAACAATATCATCTGCTGTCAAGGTAGCCGATACTGATCTGCCTTTATTATCAATTATTAGCTTCCATTTGCCATTAGAAAAAACTAGTTGTCCTCTACAAGTAGCTAAAACATCATTGATGTGTGATTGTATGTTTGCTTGATTTACCATTACAAGATTACAAGACCAGCCACGCGTGTTTAGATATGTTTTCGCATCAAAGAATGACTGCAAATCATAATGATCTGGGTTTTTATAACCGTATGTATTATAATCTCCACCATCTTCTGGGTTAATGCTTAATCCATTTTCCATCATATCCATAAGTATTAATGCTGGATTGTTACTGTAAGTCGGGTACGTTCCAACGCCCAAAGTAACATAATAATCACCAGCCACTAGACTTAGTTCGCGTAACATTTTACCTTTTAATTCTACGGTTATATTTTGTAGCTGTGTATTATTATTTTCATTAGAGTCATAGATTTGATGCGTTGTAATATATGTACCCAATGGCAGTGTGTTAGTGTCATTTAATGCTAAATTAGTTCCGTAATCAAAATAATTAGCCGTAGGTTCGCTTGTTGGTCGGTTGTGAACCTTAAATACCACGTGATTTTTAATATTAGAAAGACTATATGTTCTTGGAGTTGTAACAAATGCTTGTCTGATATTCCCACCATCACCAGAAAAAGCATCTGTTGTATTTTTTAAAGAACCCCAAGAGCCAGTAAATAATGTATCCCAGCCACCAGAATTAGATGCGTATTCGACCACCATACTCTCATCACCAATCATACACGTCATTTCATCTATATCTGGTACAGCATAGACAGTACCAGAGCTGGTATACCCAGAATCTGCACATTTATGTGAACACAAGCAAATAACCGCCCAATAATCGCGATTATATCCCCTAGTACCACTAACTGTTGCAAATTCTTCATTAGTGGCTTCAAAAATGATATTACCAGCCACTCGGTTGTAACCATACAAGGTAGGCACTGCACTAGTGTTTGATTTCTGTGTCTGGAGTTTCACACCGCCATACGAATCAGTGCCAAATATATCACCCAAATCTGGTGCTAATGCCATACCAGCCAATGATAGTCCAATCATACTAGCGATTGCACCATAACTTGTAAACCCTAAAGCAGTGGCTGCCCAACCAGCACTTATAAGACCACCAGCAGTCCAACCCATTCCAACAGCAACTAATGCTAAACCAGCAACTGCCTTTAATGACTTACCCATTTTTCACCCTCATAATCAAACAATCCTTGCCTAACTTGGAATGTACTACGCGACATAAATTCTCGTCATAAACCCAATAACTAAAGCGATTAATAGCAACACCAACTGATATACGTGTAAGCACAATATCGTCTTTTTTAGCAGTATTCACTTTATCGCAAAAACTCTTAAAAAAACCAATGTGGTGTTTCTTTGCTAAAAACCTTTTTTCATCTTTAACAAATTCATCCATGTCATTAATATCTAGCGTGTACTTGCCCCAGCCACTCGGTAAAGAGTATCTAACATTTAAATACCTTATGACAACCGTAAAGCAATTATTCATTCTTTCTGCCCCAATAAACAGTTTCTGTAATTGCAGCTATAACATTCTTAAAAGCGTTTTGATTATATGTTTCAACTGGGAACGGTTTTGACCAATGAATGAATTGAGTGCTGATAGTGGCTTCAAGTGATTGTTCAGTGGCTTTAAATGTATCAATTACACCATCAAATAATGTATAGGTATCTTCAACAAACGATGCGGCACTTATATCCATCTTCGGATAATCCTCTAAATCATCACCACCAGTTAATCCATAATCGTAGACTTCACTATCGATTGTTTCGGCATTTGGTGTATAAATTACTCTTGTTATCTTTGATTTATTTCCACGCCACTCACTAGCCAACGCTTCTGCTGATAAATCACCATTAATATTATCAATTGAAATGTTGATACTGCTCGATGACATTGTTAAATCTTCCGTCAGCCTATCGAATGTTATGCTCAATGGTGTGTAATGTTTTTTAAAATATTTACCATACGTTGCCCAATCATCAAACATTGCATCTAATATGTAATCTTTAATCCAAGGTAATGTTGAATAATCTAAATCACCATTAATATATTGAAGCACCAATATAGCATCAGAAACATTTATAACACCACTGTTATCAACATCACCACGTGCCATTGATAAATAACCAGAATCTTCACTCAATAAATCATTTAATACTTGATCTCCAACACTTGAACTACCCATATGTTGTAATTCTTTTCTTACATAATCTAACGCCACGTTTATTGCATTGGTTGAATTGAGTGCATCGGTTTCGCTAATCGTATCTAATACGAATATGTCGTGATCTGTAAAATATAGAATTTCAACATCTTCTGAATTGCCATCAAAATCTCTATCCATGTGAAATTCAAACAGATGAAGAATTGCTAATTGATCGGCTTTCCTAGCATTTTCTGGTATTGTTTTCATTAAATAACCTCAACCATTTCAGTCTGACAATTATATATTCCATCTATACGCTTATCATACTTAAAGCCATCATTCATAAACATTGAATTAATTATATTCCCAGTTTCAATATAATCATCAGCAATATAATCATCAGCAATATAATAAATAAGAATATTTATACCGTTTTCTGGAACACCAAACTCACCCATGATGCCACCGCGTTTTCTATAAAACATCAGCAACTCTAAAAAATCACTCTCTTGCAATAGCCAAGACATTTTCCACTTCTTTCTCAATGATTTGTCTTTGATATGTCTGACAGACTGCCCAACACTACTGAAAATTGAATTGTTTAAATATTCAATATTCAATGCGTAAGGGTTTATAGTATTTAGTAATGTTGTGAATGAACTGTCTGTTGATATGGTTGGAGAATAAGAACCAGTTTGTACGTGTAAGTTTTGATATTGATAATAGTCAAAAAATAAACTTGATACTAGTGTAATTGTACCAGTCCATCGTAAATCAACGCCAAGGCTAAATTTAAAATCACGAAACGCCCAAGTATTAGAATAGTTGCCTAAATGCTTGTCACGCCAATCAATATTATTCCCAGCATTTAAAATAAATACTCGTGAATAAAAATACTCATAATACAGCTTCAAAACGTCAAACTGATCTTGGTCAATGTTCTTATAACTTACAGTCATCTCTAAAGCACCCATCGAGCCACTTACAATACGCTGATTCTTACCACTATCAAAGGTTACAGCAGAACCTTGCTTGTGCCATTCCTCAACTTGAATGTGGCTATGATTAGCTAATATGTAGCTTGTTATATTTTCACCGAGTGCCATATTGCTAAACTGTTTGCCTCATAGTTCTTCTGACTGATCCATTGTTTGAAATACTATTATTAATAATGCTTTCAATAGTTCCTTTATTATTTATCAAATAACTATTAAACGAAGCAGCATCAATAGCGTTTACAGTCCATTCATTAACAATTGTGGTTGAACCACCGCCACCACCGCCCACCGCATAACCTTTATTCATTGCTTCAATAGCACCACGATTTTTAACAGCACCACCACGATTAATAACCGCTTCACCAACTTGTAACTTGGCTAGTCGCTCATCTGATCTGACACCAGTATGAAACGATGGTATACGTGTTGATCCAATAGCACCGCCAGTATGTACAACCGATGATGTGCCAGTATGCCTAGATGGGAATAATAAGTTTCCTAATGGTGTGACAATATTACGCATTATAGCAATCTTCAATAATTCAGCAACAACAACCCTTGCCATATCTTTAAATGATGTTTTAACACCCATTGCCATATTTGTTAGTGCTGTGCCTAGAGCATCTGCCGCCTTACCACCAAGTTCACCCCATTGCTTAGTTTGGTCTTTAATTGTGCCGCCTTGCTTAATCCACCCCTTACCAAATTCTTCTAGCCTATCGATTGAGTTTTTCTGCTGTTCTTCAAGGTCTGCGTGTGCTTTTTTACTTTCTTTCAATCTTACTAAACTATCTTTCTGTGCATCGCCATATTTATTCAGATTGACGATTTGTTCTTCAACTACTTTCATTTGTTTTTTAGCGGCTTCTAATTGTTCACCTTGAACAATGCTTAATGAATCAAAGATTTCTGCTCTAAGAATATAGGCTTTTCTTAATTTTTCCTCAAGGGTTAGTTCTTCTTTAATAACCTCATTCTTTGCCAATTGTTTTTCGTGGACAATTCCAAGTTTTTCAAATAAGATTCCAATATCAGTAGCAAGAGTTTTAATACCAGCACCAATAAATTGAATGGATAAACTTACACCCTCAATAATATTTCTGACTAATTGGAAGCCACCAGAAGAACTGGCTAAATCCACAAGTGTATCACCAACATTTACAAATGCGTTGTCCAGAGAGCTTACAACCTCGTTAAATTCTTTATATTTAGAGGTATTCATTTGCTCTTGTGATTTCTTGGCTACATTATTAACCAACTCCATCTTTTCAGCCCATGATTTAGTCTTTAAATCAAGTGTTGAAATTTCCTCACCAAGCCCGACATATTGCTGCTCAAGAATATCCACGACAAAACCTTGTGCTTCTCCAGTTTTCTCAAGCATTACTAGGTTGTCGTGTAATGTTTCGGCATCTTCATGTGGGAAAGCGTAACCAAGGGCAATGGCTTGTTTGGCTAATGATTTCATCTTATCTTCAGCAAGACCAGCAGTTTGTGCAGATTTTAAGAAACCAGCCACTTGTTCTGCTTGTATGTCAGAAGCCAACGCTGTTTCTTTTGCCCAGTCTTTTTGTGCTTTTGTTAAGCCAAGCGACATTCTTTCAAATGACTGACCCTTAGCAACCGCAATAGCAACTGAAGCACCAACAGCAATCCAACCAGCTTTCATCTTGGTTAGCATTCCATCGGTATCTTTGCCAGTTTTCTTAGCTTGTTTGCCTAAATCTTCTGTCTTTTTTTCAACGCCCTTAATAGCTTTAATAGCTGGTTTGCCTTTAACTAAAACCTGAATTTCAATTTTTTCAGTTGCCATCTTCTTGCCCTTTGTTGATGTTTATTTTGTATGCTAATAGTGTACCAATTTCGCTCATCGGTAATGCGTTTATTTCGGTTATGGTCTTATGAAGTTCAAACGCTAAGAAAGCCTTTGCCTTTAGCCATTCATCTTTTTTAGTGCTTCTTGCTGTTCCTCTACAATATCAGATACAGACTTTAAACCCATTACTGCGGCTAAATAAGATGCAGTTTCATAAGTTACATTATCTCGAATCCATTTGACTTTAGTTAAATTATTAAAAACACGTTCACCATCTTTATCTAGTAGTTGAAAATATATTATATGTGACCGT